CGGAGATGTTGTTGTGGCAGACGTCTCCTTCGCAGACCTTCTCTTGTTTTTCAGCTTCGCCCCTTATAGACGAACCGCCCTTGTCACCGTAAATCTTCATCTCTTCCCACACTCTATCATGCATAGGAAGTCTGTTGTGTATCCCTACTCGGATTTTTAATTTACCATTTTTAATCTTATATGCAAGAGGAAGGCCGACTGGCATCTCCTCATGCTTGTATGAATAAACACCATATTTCATAAAAAAATCCATTGATTCTTTCATAGTGTCAGTATCTATTTTGTCATTCTGTTTATCGATAATAGGCGAGCTAATAAATGTCTCTAAAATTCTGTCGTTGTACCACTCAGGTCGGTAAACTTTCCAATTAGTGTCTTTAGCGTCTGCCACAATACAACATTGAAAGTATATTTATAAACTAAGACTTCTTTCCGGAAAGTTCTTTTTGAACTACTGCATATACGTTTTTTTCTAAATCTTCAAATGCACTTTCACAACCCTTTGTCAAAAATCTTGTAGGCGATGTAAATGGTTGGTTATCATAAACTCCTTTTGCTATCATAAATGGTTTCTCTCCAATAATTCTTGCATACTCTGCTATTGCACTATTCTTACCCCAAGGTGGAAATGATGAAGGCCCACCATACTCAAGAATCCCTGCGGCAGGATGATTAGATTTTACACGTAACCTAACTGTCTGGTCTTTTACTTCAACCTCAGTTTCAATACTTGCTTCAAGACCTCCCGATGCAGCTTGTACTTTGTTTCCTGTTGCTAATGTAGAATCATATAATGCATCTATTGTCTTATCTTCTAATTGTTCTCTTGTCTGCTCTGCTGCTTCTACAATTATCTTTTCCCAAGTAGTTTGACTTTTAAATAAATTAATAATCCTTACAAACTGTTTATCATCTATTTGAATGCCCATTAACGATACTCAAGCACTTCATCTACTGATGAATCGCCATACTTTTCTTTCCACTTCTTATCAATAAACTTCTCAGCCTTTTTGTAATAAGCTACACGTGATTTAACAGCCATCTGCCTAGCATGTTCCCTGTCTCCATTCTTCCATTCCAATTCACTTTGACACTCTTGACAAAAACCTGAACTTAATACATGAACTCTCATTCCACTTGCTAAACACTTCTTACACTTACTCACGGTTTTAACGCCCCCACTTCTGGCTTTGCATCTGGCATTACTACCTTTGGCTCATCTGGTAAAACTAAATTCCCATCTTTGTCCAACGTAGCTTCTATTCCTAACTTGTTTAATACTGTAATAATATTTGCCTTCTGTAACATATTAGCCAAATGCTGTTGTTCATTCTTTACATTAATGTCTGCAAACTTTATCTTCCAAGTTTTAATTCCCATAATATTTAACAACGGTTTAAAGAAACCCATCTCTATACAATTCTGCGTTTCTAAAATAGTTCTATCAAATATATTAATTTGTTCCCCTTCTGCATTTAATCCGCCAACACCTGCCGTACTTCCTGTTATAATAGGCATTACACCATAAGATGCGTTTATATCGTTGTTAATGCGCTCCATATATGGCAGTGCCATCAACTCATCCATGTTAGGCATAACAGGCACAAACTTAGCCTGTCCCGTTCCCGTACCTTCTCCCCTACTACTTATAATAGGAACAAAGTTCGGATTACGTCTTGTCTCCTCTGCAATGTATTCTCCTAACCGATTCAATGATTCTTCATCATGGCCGGGAATGTCCAAGAAACCCTTAGGTGGCCTCTCTAGTTTGTAGATTTTGTTTTGGAAGTTCTCAATGGCGAGAGCAGTTTCTATTTTCTTAGAAAGACCTATAATCGGCGACTGTCCATACAATCTGGCACTCGCACTGTATTTATTGAAATGAATTATCTCATCTCGTGCAAAAGGAATGTTATCTTTCTCTGTGCCTTGGTCATAATAATATGCCATCTTAGCAGCAGGAAATCCCCCCTCTGTTGGAGAGTCCTCATCCTCTACAAACTTTCTGGTTATTGTATCAAAATAAATATCATTCTTAAATTTACCATACTCATCTACATGAAACCTCATGTGCTTTGCATCTTCTACCCAAAGCTGCTTGACTATCTTATCTTCACTACCTTCTATCCTATCATATACAATACTGACCCATACATCATCAAATACTTCTAACTGACGTATCATTGCCTTAAACAACTCCATACCTGAAATGTCTGCATCTCCACTTGTCGGGTCTCTAAGTAATGTCTCTAATATTTTTCTTTCCTCTTTGTCACCCTTATCGCCCGTAGCGTGGTACTCCCACCCTTTCGCTACCGATTGAGACGCTATTCGAGTTATAACTGTTCGTAGATGAGAATACCTGTCAGCTAATTGTTCTAAATAAAATTGGTCTACTGGTGGCAATATAGATTGCTGAAACGATGCACTATTACCCATTGCAGAATATACTGGAGTCCTTGCTTCTTTTTCTATCGCCTGTGCATCCTCTGAAACCATGCGCTCTAAAGGCGAAGCCTTCCTAACTGGTTTTCGTCTAAATATATTACTGTACCATGCCATGTATGTCCTCCAATGTTTTCTTTATGTTATTAAGCCTTTCTGTTTTTTGTAACAAATCTAATCGCTTCTTTAATGACTTACTCCAACGATGTCCTGCATTACCACCCATTAACTTCCACATGATATATCCCTTACTTGGATTAAGCCTGTTTCCAAAATTCTTTGCTGGTGGGTCTACCTTCTCATGACGCCTAAAATATGTATCTATCTTTACCGCAGTATCATAACCTACGTCCTTCTGCATCCTTAACTTGTAATTAATAGACTTAGTAACCTTACCACCACCATAACCGTGAACTGTACGCAACTCTCGCCCATCTAACGCTTCCTTCTTAACGCCACGTGGAATCTTATACCTTGTTCTCCTATCGGCCATGATACTCCCGAACATACCGCCTAAGAACTGGCTCCACTAAGACGCCTGTTGGTACATTCTCAGCCTTAGCAATCTCTTTAAGACTGTCTTTTGTCTCATTACTTATTCCGTAAATTTCCAACCTCGTTCGCTTTTTCATAGTCTGGTTGGATGTCTCGTATATACTCAATGTATATAAACTTTACTATACATAATCCCAACTTGCAAAACTTAAACCCTTTTTATTTAAATTCTTAATAGCTAATTCACACATCCATAACGCCATCACCGCATCTGGCGTATGTCCTTCTAACCTACCGTTCTTACCATAAACTAACCTAGCCAATCCATCCGTCAACTTTCTAGGCCCCGGTCTACTTGCTTCCCTTATCTCTTCTTGCCACGGAATCTGGTATCTCTCTTTTTCAAACTCCAAGGCCAACCCCGGTATACCAACGTCATGAGAGTGCTTTTCTCGGCCCGTGTTGTGTCCTTCGACCGGAAGGCCTGCCAAATCACTCGCACTATGTACAACCAACCTTTGATACCCATTCGATTCTATCATTATAGTATCTGGATTAAAACGTTTCGCAAGTTCTCTGATTTTTAACACCTGAGTCTCCAACCAACCACTTCCTTTAGCCATTACCTTGCCTGTCCAACTATACAAGACCCTACGATACTCCGTACGCTTATTATAAGCCACAAGAACGTAGCTTGTCTCATCATTCTGACTGTTCATACCCACAGCCAAGTCAACACCCATTACGACGGCTATATCGTCATTGTACTCTGGCAACCCCATATCTAAATTTTCATCCAAACATCGCTGAAGTACCTCATAAGGAATTACCGCACTCTCTGGGTCCAACGGATTTAACATATACTCAGACTCGAAAGCCCGACTTCCCATTGTCTCCTTTTCTTTGTCCAAACGCTCTTGATTCCAATACTCTGGCCACCTAGGACTTCCATCTTCCAAAAGTGCAGGATGCCTTACTACATTCCACTCCGAACTATGCGTTACCCAATCTGTTATATCTCCAACACGTTTTTGTGTTCCTACCAATAACATCTTAGACTCTGGAAGTCGCATTGGCATCACAACCCTCTGTACATAGTGAATAACCTTCTCATCCGTCAAATTTGGAAACTCTTGCAATACATCGTCCAAAATAATCATGTGAACGTGAGGACCCTCAAGTGCCTTTCCAATACTTGCAGCAGCCACTCGACTTCCATTGTTAAATCTCTTAGCGCTTTTTCGTATTGTCACCTTCCTATCTTCTGCCTTTTGTAAAAAACCACTAAGTCGCCAACTTCGCTTACATAATTCCTCAAATTGCTCCAATTTATCCCAAGCCTGCTCCAATGTAGCCGAAATATACAATGCCCTAAAGTTAGGCTGCTTGTGCATCATGTAAGCTAACACACAAAGACCCCACGTTGTTTTCAAGTGACCCCTTGCACAAATAATAGAAGCAAACTCCCCCTTCTGAAAGTTCTCCTCCCACTGACTATGCATCTCACCCAACGGAACATAAGTCCCCGGCTCATGGTCCATATAGTCTCGCATTACCTCATCTATAAACTCATTCAAACTAAGTGGCTGCTCATTCATTATCTCCAATGCTCCAGCTATTGCCTGCGTAATGTGTTTGCTATTCATTTGTATTTTGCTACAGTTATTTCTATATATTTAGTTTCTGCATCTAAAATTATCAACTTTTCATGAACTTCTTGTAAACTGTCAGACTCTTCCAATACCTTACCGTCTTTAATTATTCTAATGATGGTAACCAACCCCTGCCATCCCAACTATAAACATCAAAATGCTTCCTATACCTGTGTCGGTCTATCAAAAAACACCTAGTTACCTTCTCATCGCTGTCATAATAGGTCTCACCACCACTTACTCGCCTGTAAACACAGTCCTTTAACAAATTCTTCAAGTCCTCTACACTTATTACCCAAAGCTGCTTGTCTCGAATGTTAGGAATATAATATGCAAAATACATCGCCTTAGTCTTTCTTATTCCACTCGGCTTACCACGACACTTATACTCTATCGCCATGTTGCCTGTACCATTCTCATCCCAGTTTTTTTCAAACAAATCAGTCTTTACTTCGTAAGTCACCACATGACACTCGTCATCTTCAAACAAAATGTCAAAAGCACTGTCATCATTATACTTGATAAACCGCAAACTAAGAACTGTCTCACCAAAATGCCTAACTGCCTGCTCACCCTTGTGACCATCAGCCAAATCCTTCTCAAAATTGTTGTTCATAACAACAACTCCTCCTCAAATTCATCATTCGCATCCACAAACCTGACCTCTAACGGATAATTAACCGCTTTACGCACTAAACTGTCCCTAGGCTCCGTATTGTGTACCTCATACACTACACCCGTGTCTGCATCTATAACATCTGCACGTAAACCACTAGGCTCAAATATTGCCTCAGTATAAAATTCGTGTCCCCACTCCTTTAACTTTTTGCAAATATTAAACTTCATAGTAATATGTGCGTCCGTCTCACCTGAACCCCAACGTAATACATTGCGATTCCTGTTGCTCGTTCTTAATAATCTACTTATATTGTTTCTCTGTATTTGTTTATTCATCTATCTGACTCCTGCAAGCTCTGCAAGTTACCTCATCATCTTCATATGTAGCCTTTGCATACATCAAACCCTTGCTATCATCAACCCAACGACCACATAATGTCCAATATGACCTACCCATGTACTTATGAACGATTTCCAACTAAATCCCCCATTAATGGCGTATATATCTCATGGTGCTTGCACTCATAACAATCTACCATAGGACGACCTTCCTTCTTTTCACTAAACACAAAATGATGCTTCTCCAAATGACGATGCTCTTCTTCCCATCTGTTTCCACATACAAAACAATCAAAACGCCATTTCATTTCAATAACCCCAAACAACGCTTGCAATTTACATACTTTAACTTTCTTTCTTTCATCTTTTGATACTCTCCGGGCGTTGCCTCATGACCACATAAACTCATGTGAGCAACCTTACTAGGTGCATGCTTCTTTCTCATAAACTCTTCCTCAACTGGTCACGATAAGCATGAACGCCTAACCAAAAACCTGCTATGAAAAACACAACTATCAAAAATAATGCCAATAAATTACTCATGGATACAATCCTTACAAAAGCCCCCATTGTCTTCTATCTCTTTAGTAGATAATACCATGCCACATGCCTTGCAACGCCATATTCCATTAGTCATTTTTCTCCTCCATTATATCCTCTATCATCTGCTTACATAATAACGTAACCATACCCAATGCAACCGCATAAGCCTTTTTTTCCTTTCCCTTATACTCCATAGGATTGTCATCCAAAAACTTCTGAACATGCATTATTAACTCATGCAAAACTACAGTCCAAACATCATGACTAGTTGCCTCACTCATCTGCTTCTCTCCATTTACCATCTTTCTTGTCTACATTATTATGGTCCATATTTGCTAAAACATTCGCTAAATCTATAAGAGAAAATACTTCATGAGTCAATAAACCTATCTGTTCCATTACTCCAGTTAACTTTTCTGATACTTGCTCAGCTTGATACTGTATAGGAGTACGGTCCTTAATTACCTTACTCATTATCTATACGGCCCTCACACCATCCAAGAAAATCCTGAGTAGCCTCATGTATACCTCGCATATAAGGCACAAAATTCTCCTCCGTTAAAGACCAATACTTATCATGATACTCCGATGTAGTCTTTAACTTCTTTAAACAATATGCACGTATATCCATATACCGAATCTCTCGTTCCAAATCCTCCTTAGTAAACTTATGCTTACGCTTTCCCGGTACATAACTGTCACTCAAACCATTACGCTTCGCCATCTAAATCACCCCTCAATAACGCAATATATGTCCGCAAAAAATGCTGCTTCTTCGCACGGCTTATATCCGTCTGCTCCAATGCCTGCTGTATACACTCATTTATGTGGCTCACCAACTCGTCCTTCTCCTTCTGTATGTCGCCCATACTGTTCAACATCTCTGTCATCTTAGCAAACTCATGCCCTCTAATCTCTGCATTACCCTGCCGTAGGCGGCCCAAAAATTCCTGCCTTACCTCCTCAACCTCGGCCATCCTAGCTCCCATGTCCTGCACTACCGTCTTTTTTACCTCCTCTGCCAACTCATGCTCCACACTCTTCAACTCTTCCTTCCAACCCATCTTGGCGGCCCACTTCTGTATAGTGCGCATACTCAAATTCCAATCATAACGGTCATTCAACTCCTCCGCTATAGCCTTAAACGTCATGCCATTCAAATACATGCCAAAAGCCTCCTGCTTATCCGCCAAACTATAAGTA